AGCGATACGCCCCTAACCGACGACATCGCGCGCGGCAACCATGTCGTGCCGACCGAGTTTGCGCAGGACTTGGAGCGAAAATGTAGCCTCTACAATTCGTATTTTGAATCAACGAAGGTCGAGTTGAAGCAGGCCAAGCGCGCGTTGGGCGATGCCCGCATTGAGGCGCACAACTGGAAAAAAGCCTTTATGGCACTGAACCCCTCCGGCCACACGCCACATCCATGACTTCCGCCATCCTCATCGCCATTGTCGGCTTCATGTATTTCGCCGTGGCCATCGACCAAGCGTTGATCCACCACAATTTCTGGAACGGCATCATCTGGTTTGGCTACGCGGTCGCGCAAATCGGCCTGTGGCACGTCACCGTGCAACCCTGACATTATGGAGAAGTATCGCATTATGACACCCGAGATCGAGGAAATCGACAAGACCATCACCCTGCTCAAGAGCAAGCGGCAGAAGCTCGTCGCCGAAGCCGCCAAGCGCAAGGCCGATGCCTTGTGCGCTGAGATGAGGAAACGCAAAGGCAAATGAATTTTCAAGCAGCAGTCAAAGGTATTGCGCCGGCAGGAGGCATTCGCCCCGCTAGTCACATAACCGCCAGCTTCGTAAGCGCAACAAAAGCGAAGCCTGCTGCCCATACTTTATGATCCACGAATTTGACCGCACCTTCCCTGTCTGGACGCCGCACGGCTACGGCTGGCCGATCTATGTGCAGGCTATGAGCGGATTCGCCAATGACATCTGGTGCGTGGCCGCCGAAGACGGAGGGAACATCCGGCACTACCGCAGCGACCAGATACAGGTATTGCCGAATGGGACTTTGGATATTGAGGAGGGAAAAGCGTGAGCGTCCAAGTTCTCACAGGCGATTGCCGCGAAACACTCAAGACGCTGCCAGAGGGAAGCGTGCATTGCTGCGTGACTTCTCCCCCATACTTTGGGCTACGAGACTACGGACACGACGGACAAATTGGCCTTGAGCAAACGCCGACAGAATTTGTTGAGCAACTTGTCTCTGTATTCCGCGAAGTGAAGCGAGTCCTGCGAGACGACGGAACGCTTTGGCTGAATCTTGGAGATAGCTACGCTGCAAGCGGGCGTGGAGGTGGCGGCGGATCGCTTCAAGACGCCGACGTTGGCACCAAAATATCAAAAGCAAACAGTCGCCGAGCGCCAGCAAGGGGATACAAACAGAAAGACCTTCTTGGCATCCCGTGGCGCGTTGCTTTCGCCCTGCAAGCCGATGGCTGGTATCTGCGGCAGGACATCATTTGGCACAAACCAAACCCGATGCCAGAGAGCGTGACTGACCGATGCACCAAGGCGCATGAATACATCTTTTTGCTGTCCAAGTCGCCTCGGTATTATTTTGACAATGACTCGATAAGAGAGCCATGGGAGGGCGAAGCCGCAGCGGCGGTTGCAATGGGAACAAAAGTCGTCGGCCAACGAGGAATAAACGAATCGGCTCGTCGCGGGCTGGCAGGCGGACAATCTACCCAATTCAAAAAACAAGGGCACAGCGGATATTTTGGGGCAGACGGAAAATGTTTATTGAATCCACTTGGGGCCAACAAAAGAAGCGTCTGGAAGGTCAACACTCGCGCTTACAGAGGCGCACACTTTGCCACGTTTCCGCCAGACCTGATCCGACCGTGCATCATTGCTGGTTGCCCGGCCGGCGGGACCGTTCTCGACCCATTCGGCGGAAGCGGAACCACGGGACAGGTGGCGATGGAAGAGGGGCGAAAGGCGATTTTGTGCGAATTAAATCCAGAATACGTCAAGTTGATAGACAAGCGCCTTGGCGAAGTTACGCCAAACCTTTGGTCATCCGTGGACGAGGCAGAGAGTGAACCGCTTCTTTTTGCTGCGCAGTAAGCACACAACCGCACACATGAACGTCTCTCTCAACCAAAACGAAGTCCTTGTCTCGACCTACATAGGCTCTCGCCGCAATGCCGAAGCATCCTTCCGCAAGCGCGCGCCACGCTTCCCCGAGAAGACACCGGGAGAACTGTGGGGCTTCCACATTGAGGCAGCCCACGCCGAATGCGCCGTGGCCAAGTTGCTCGGGCTTTATTGGGGATTTGGCGTCAACACGTTTCACACGCCCGACATTACAGGCACAAACTATGAAGTGCGCTGGTCGCAGCGCCCGAACCTCAAGGTTCGCCCCGATGACTCGGGCATCGTGATTTCGGTAAGCGGCAAATCGCCCGACTACGTTGTCCATGGGTGGATCAATGCCGAGGACGCCAAACGCGACGAGTGGAAATGCGCGTCACCGCCTCCGTGCTATTTCGTGCCGCACGACAAGCTGCGTCCCGTCAGCGAACTGCTGAAACGCTAATGACTTTGCGCAAAGGATGAAAAGACGATCAACACCAAAGGGCCGGGGTTACTTGTTCTCCGGTCAGGGTTGCGCCAATCGTCCGGAAACCCAATGCGCGGTGGCGGCACTGGGGGGTGCTGCCACCACTATTTAGATGAGCGACAAGAAATCCACTCCTCGTTCCCGCTTCACACCGACTGCTCATCCGGTGATGAAGCTGCCGCCCAAGGACGTGCTCTTGGCTATCGGGCCAGAGAAGGGCTGGGACCTGCTGCTCAAGCGGGAAGAACTAATCCTCAAAGAAAAAGTAGATCCTTACCGCTACGGCTACCGCCCACCGATCTGGAACAAGGCCAGTCAGCTACTGGAGGATAACCGCGAGATCCTTGTCATGGGGGGCAACAGATCCGGCAAAACCGAGTGGGCCGCGCGCGAGGTGATCCACCGCCTTTACCACAAGAAACAATCCGTGGCGTGGTGCTTCCAAACGACCGCGCCCAACTCGATTGAAATGCAACAACCCCGCGTCTTCAAATATCTGCCGGCCGACTGGCGGCAGGCGCGCAAGGGCACAGTCACGAATATCACTTACTCGGTCAAAGGTGGCTTTACCGAAAACAAGTTCGTCGCACCGAATGGCAGCCAGTGCATCTTCCGCAACTACGCACAAGACATCAGCACCATCGAAGGCGGCGAGATTGACATAGCATGGTGCGACGAATTGGTGCCGCTGGACTTCTTGGAGACCCTGCGCTTCCGCCTGCTCGACCGCAACGGCGTGCTCATCGTCACCTTCACCCCCATCGAAGGCTACTCGCCCACGGTAAAAGACTACCTCACCGGCGCCCGCAACGTGGAGGAATGCGATGCGGAGTTGCTGCCCAAGTTTGAGGACAACAAGGGCGAGAAGGTCATCGTCGGCTACGAGAAAGTGCCCATCGTCCAGACAGGACGCAAGGGCCGGCCGATCATTTACTTCCAGACCAAGAACAATCCATGGGCCGGCTGGGAGCGCATGCAGCAGGAGCTACGCAACGAGACGCGCGAGAAGATTCTCTGCCGTGCGTATGGCGTTCCGACCCGATCCATCAACAACCGCTTCCCGCTATTCAACGACAAGGTTCACGTCATTAAGCATGAGTGGATTCCCAAGGAAGGCACCCGCTACCACTTTGTCGATCCGTGTTCTGGCAGGAACTGGGCGATGATCTGGGCGCTGTTCGACAAGGCCAACCGCTGCTTTATCTATCGGGAGTGGCCCTGCCCCAACGAGTATGTCGAAGGCGTTGGCTACCCCGGCATGTGGGCCGAGCCAGACGGCAAGAAGGCGGACGGACGCCAAGGCCCCGCGCAGAAAGATTTCGGCTTTGGCCTAGAGCGCTATGTCGAAGAAATCAAAAGCGTCGAGAACGGCGAGCGCGTTTTTGAACGGTGGATGGACAGCCGCTACGGCAACGCACAGACGTTGGCCAAGGAGCGCCCCACCACGCTGATCGAGGAGATGAGCGATCTCGGAATGGACTTCACGGCCACGCCGGGAGACACGATTGATGAAGGTGTTGCCCTTATCAACGACTGGCTCCACTACGACACACAGAAGCCGATCAGCGCGCTCAACCAGCCCAAGCTCTACATCAGCGAGAACTGCCAGAACTTGATCTGGTGTATGAAGGAATGGACAGGGGCGGACGGAACCAAGGGCAGTAGCAAGGACTTCCCTGATCTTGTCCGCTACTTGGTTCTATCCGGCTGCAACAACGTCGAAGGCGACATCCTGCGCCCGCGTGGAGGAGGAAGTTACTAATGGCTCCGAGCGGCACAGTTCCCCCACCCCCGCGCGTCCGCCCATGGCGAGGCCGCAGCAAAGAGCCGCCGCGTTGTGGCGTGTGTAGCAAGCAGCTTCGTATCGAGGACATCCACGGAGTTGACGAACAACTTGGCCCCATCTGCCGCGAGTGCGGCCCGCACGTCATCGTCGCCAACAGGGCTATGCATCCCTTCTGGATCTAACCATTCGCCATTCACGAATACCGAATATGACTATGTTCACCAAAACCAAAACCATCCCCATCGACCGCTACCCCGTTTCTGAAGACGAAGAGTTCGACTTCAAAGGCGCCCTCGCCTTCACCCGCGACCAAGCCCCGCCCTGCTGGCGTGCCGTCATGGTCGCCCTGCAAGACCGCATCGCGGACGGCGTGGCCTTGGCCAGCAACATGGCCACCGCCAAAGACCCCGGCCTCCTCGCCCATGCCAATGGCCAGCTCAATGCGTTGGTTGAATTGTGGGACTATTTAGAAGCGACTAGGGCCGAAGCGGCGAAGGTCCGGTAGGCGCCCAGCGCATACCTTCTGCGCAATCGTCCAAGCGTGCCTTGGATTACAGCCGCCAGTGTAAGCATGCGGCGACATTACCCGGCTTAGTGTAAAGCCATGTTCCCGCTCGGAAAACCGTTGCAAACCGTAACACCTTGCGCGCAAGTGCATACACTTTGTCACAAAATGACCGCACAAAACGTGACAGAAAGTGCAATCACTTGTGCAGAAGTCTATGCGACTCTATCCAAGTGTCGCCCCGAGACAGAAGCGAAGTATCGCATAGCGAGACTTTCCCGTATTGACACCGCACACATTGTGTGCTATGTGTGAGGATAGAGAGGCGCATCGCGCTTCACTCCGGTTCTAACGTCCCGGTTCCCCCCAGACGTTTGGCGCACCTCTTAGGGGTTTTATCCTATGGCGACAGACAATGTGGCCGCGACAGCGGCGGGAGCGGACGATGTAGTTTCT